GAATAAAGTTCCATTAGTCTGGAATCATGATTGGAGTAAAGTAATTGGCAGAGGCATCATAGAAACAGATAATCAAAAAGCTGTTTTTAAAGGATATTTTCTAAATACAGAAGCAGGGAAAGAAGCATATAACACAGTTAAAGAAATGCAAGATATGCAACAGTTCTCTTATGGGTTTCAAGTAATGAAATCATCAAAAGGAACTCATATTGATTCTAAAGGAGAGGAAGTTCCTGTAAGAGTATTAGAGGATGTAAAAGTGTGGGAGGTTTCTCCTGTGCTAGTAGGTGCTCAACAGAACAGTTTTGTTCAAGCACTTAAATCAGGTTTAGAGCCTGTAGATGAGGAAATCAAAGCAGAAATGCAGGTTGAATCTACAGAGCCAGAAGTTTCAAGTACAACTGATGCAAGTATCAGTAAATCCCAACAGGGAGTAAGACTTGGAGAACAAGCTGTGGCTTCTCTTGAGGAGCTTAAGGCATTTACAGAGAGAATAGAGGATCTTGCTTCTCTAAGAAACTCTGAAAAGAAAACATTAAGCTCAAAATCTACAGAGATGATACAAACATACTTAGCAGGACTAAATGCAATTTATATTAAGTTGGATGATGTCTTAGCAGAGTATGGATATGATCCTGTTAAAGATAATGAGCTTTTCATTGATGTTCAAAAGAACTTAATGAACAATAATTAAATAGGAGAAATATAGTGAGTACACTTAAAAATATGAGAGCTGAAAAAGCTCAAAAAAGTGAGGACTTAGCTAAGATATTTGATTCTGTTCAAGATTTATCAGAACTATCATCAGATCAAAAAGAGGAAATCAAAAAAAGAAATGATGAATTAGCTGAACTTGGTAGCAAAATTACTGAGTTAACTGATCTTGAGGAAAAAAGAAATTCTCTTAAAGATGAAATGGAAAACTCTAAAAAAGTTTCTGGAATGCCTGTTTATGGAGAGCCAGAACTTGATGAGCCAAAGTCTTTAGGACAACAATTCTTAGATTCAGATGCTTATAAGTCTTTTGTGGATCATGGCATTAAAAATATTCCTTTTGAAGCTAAAACAACTGTTACAACTTCAGTATGGACTAGAGATACTATCTACCAACAGGTAGTACCTGCAATAGAGCCAAATCCAAATCCTGTATTAGATTTAGTTGATTCTATCAATACAGATCAGACAACATACTACTTCTTGCAAGAAACAGCAACAAACAATGCTGCTGAAACTGCAGAGGGAAGTGCTGCTCCAGAGGATGCTTTCAGCTATACAGCTGTTACTGCACCTGTAAGAAAATTCATCACAACTCTACCAATAACAGCAGAGTTGCTTGAGGATCAAGCAGGAGCAAGAGCATACTTTGATGGCAGATTAGCTAACCATGTCTTGCAAAGATTAGAGAAACAATTCCTAATTGGTGGTGGTGTAGCACCTGATGTAAAAGGTATTACACAACAAACAGGAATTAACACAATCACATACACAGCAGGTGCTTATCCTGCAACTGTAGGTGGTAAGTTAAGAACAATCCTAGAGGGTATCAAAGATGTTGAAGTTAATGGTAAATTAGCACCAGATGCTATTGTCATGAGCCCAGCAGCTTATGAAGCACTAGCAGGACAAGTTGATGGAAACAACAACTTCATGCTTGGTGCATCTGCTTTTGCAGGAAGCCCAACAATCTGGGGATTGCCTGTAGTTAAATCATCACAAATTGGTGGTGCTGTTTCAACAACCATTGATGTTGTAGTAGGTAAATGGGGTGGAGGCTTAGCTGTAAACCATGTATTCAGGAGAGGAATGGAATTACAAATTTCTGATTCTGCTGCTGATGGGGACTTTGGTAAGGATATTCTTACTGTTAAGGCTTCATTAAGATATGCATTGGCTGCATACAAGCCACAAGCATTTACTAGAATCAATGATATTGAATAGTAGATAATTAATATGGAAAAAAAGCAGAGCCAAAGATTTGTTATGACTAACACAGTTATTGGCTCTGCATTCCATGAGGAGAATGACAACAATATGAAATTTATAGAAAAGCCATCAGATCAAGTATGGCAAGATAAAGAATCTGGAAAAGTAAAGCAGGGAGAAATGCCTCCTTTTGCTAAAGCTACACTTATTGCAGGTGTTGGAGATGTACTTCCAGAGGACTTACTTAAAAAATCAAGTAAGAAAAAAGTAGAAAATAAAGCTGTAAAGCCATCAGAGGATAAGTAATCTAAATGGCTCATGCTCATTCACAATATGTAGATAAAGAGGATCTTAAAGGTTGGCTTGGTTTATCAGGTACAGCTCAAGATAGTAATTTAGATATTGCTATTAATGCAGCATGTAGAGCAATAGATGACTACTGTGGCAGAGTATTTTTTCAAACACAAACAACTGAAACTAGATACTTTGATTGTGAGTTTGCAGATTATGTATTTGTAGATGATATTGCTACAACTACAGATTTAGTAGTTAAAACTCTTAATGAGGATGGAACAGATGACCAAACACTTGTTCTAGACACAGATTATTACTTATATCCACTTAATCAAACAGCAGAGGATGTTCATCCTAGATTACCTTATTATAAAATAGTAATGGCTATTGAGAATGGTGGAAAAGTATTGCCAACTCACTTTCCTAGAAGTTTAAAGATTACTGCAACTTTTGGATTTCCTATTCAAGAGGAGGGTGGTAACTCAACTGTTCCAGAAGCAGTAACACAAGCAGCACTTATTCAAGCTGCTAGATTTTGGCAGAGAAAGAACTCTCCAATGGGATTTAGTGGTAATCCTGAAACAGGACAAGCTCCTGTTATATTCTTATCAGAACTAGATCCAGATGTAAAAACACTAATTAAACATTTTAAAATTTCAACAATAACTTTGGCATCTGGTAGACCATACACAGGACTTACTGCTGTTAATAATCAAAGACAGTATGGAGTATGAAACTAACTCTTACAGGAGCTTTAGACTTATCTAGAGCAATCAATTCACAAACTATTTGGAATAAAAGAAGTAATGATTACTTCAATGAATTAGCAAAAGAACTTAAACAAGATTCTTTAGTTGCATTAGAAAACAAGCCATCTCCTAGATCTCAGGGAGGTAGAGGCAATAAAAACACAGGAACAACTAGGAGAAGTGTATTTACTGCTAAATTAGGCAACACTAACAAGCTAAGGATGTCAGAGGGCTTTAAATTAGCTACATCAGCACCTTATGCACCATTCATTCATGGTAAACCAATATATAGAGGATTTTCTCCTGTAAAAAGAACTAGACCATTCTTTCCACCTTATCAAGAGGGAAGCTCTTTAGCTAAGTGGGCAAAGAGAGGTAATCCTAAACTAAATCCATTTTTAGTTGCTAGAGCAATATCTAGGAGAGGTTTAAAAATGAAGCCATTCATTGGTGGTGTAGTTTATGAGAAACAGAAAGAGATTAAGGACAGAGGGGATGAGATGTTAAGATTAATAGCAAGAGATATAGCTAGGAGTGTTAAATAATGGCTTTACTTACTTCAATAAGAGATGGATTAAAAACTAATTTAGAAACTATATCAGGATTAACTGCTTATGAATATGTTCCTGATTGGATTGAGCCACCTATTGCTTTAGTAGCTCCTATAAATTCTTTAAATTATGACTCAACAATGGCAAGAGGTGCAGATACCTATGAGATACCTGTTATAGTGTATATATCAAGAGTAGATGCTCAACTCTCTCAAGATGCAGTAGATGGTTATTTAGCTTCATCAGGAGCAACTTCTGTAAAAGCAGCTATAGAATCAGATCCTACTTTGGGAGGTGCAGCTATGTCTGTTAGAGTAATAAGTGCAACTGATTATGGAGAGTATGAAGTAACACAGGGAACTAGTTTTCTTGGTGTAACATTTAATGTAGAGGTAATTGCATAATGAAAGTAAAAATTTTAATAGGTAGTGATTTTTCACTAGATAAAAAAGATAAAAGAGTAGAAGCAGGAGAAGTTCTTGATCTACCAGATAAAATAGCTAAAGCATTGATTAAGAATAATGCAGCAGAAAAGTTTAATAGTAAAATGATGAAAGAGGAGGAGGAATAGTAGATGCCTACTTTTAATCATGGAAAAAATGCAGTAGTTTTATTAGATAACACTAACTTATCAACTACTCTTACAGATGCAGCTTTATCATTAACAGCAGATGTTGCAGAAACTTCTACTTTTACTGCTTCCTCTAAAACTTATGTTGCAGGGTTAAAAGATGGAACTGCAACTCTTTCAGGTTATTTTGAGAGTACAGATCCTGATGCAGATGCTGAATATTTATCTCAGCTAGGAGGATCTGGATCAGCATTCTCTATTGCACCTATTGGATATACCAGAGGGAATGCTGTATCTTTTGGAAACACAATAGGAACTTCTTATGATAGAAGTTCAGATGTAGGCTCAGTTGTTGCAGTAGCAGTAGCATTCCAATTTGATGGAGATGCTTATAATGGTAAGTCTTTATTGACTCCTACTTCTGTAACAGGTAGCTCTAATGAGGCATCAGTTGATTTTGGAGCTGCAGGAACTAATGGTGGTGCAGGAGTTTTACATTGTGTAGCAAGTTCTGGAAGTCCAACATTAGATGTTAAAATACAAACAAGCACAGATGAAGCTGTTTGGAGTGATTATATAACTTTTACTCAAGCAACAGGAACTACTTCTGAGCTTTTAACAAGTGCAACTAATCCTAATCAGTATGCAAGAGCAGTTCTAACTTTTGGAGGAACAGGCTCTATAACTGCTGCTGTAGGTTTTGCACATAAATAGGAAAATATAGGAGAAAGATAAATGCCAACATTTACACATGGAAAGAATGCAGCTTTTAAAATAGATGACTCTGGTGGAACATTAAGAGATATTTCTGATGTTTTAACAGATGTTGCTGTTTCAAGAACTGCTGATGTAGCAGAGGTTTCAGCATTCTCTAATAGTTCTAAAGCTTATGTAGCAGGACTAAAGGATGCAACAATAACAATCTCTGGATCTTTTGATGCAACTGTTGATGGTTACCTTTCTGGAATACTTGGTGTTGAGGGATCTTTTGAGTTCTATCCAATTGGAACTACAGGAGGAAATCCTAAAGCTACAGGAGAAGCTATCATGACTTCTTATGATAGAACTCCTGATGTAGGTGGAGCTGTTAGCTTTACTGCATCTTTTCAAGTTTCTGGTGATGTAACTGAAACAACTGCTTAATATATAAGTAGTTAAAACAGGAGGCATTAATGAAAAGACTTAGCTTAGATGATATATCTAATGCACCATCTCTACCTGAAAAAGAAATTGAGATACCTGAATGGGATGCAACAGTATTAGTTACAGGATTAACTAAAGCTGATGCAGTAGAAATCAATGAATTATCAGAAAAGGATGGAGTAAGAGATGAAGTTCTTTTTGAAAAACATTTATTACTTAAAGGCTTAAAAGAGCCACAGTTTGAGGATATAGATCAGGTTGAGGAGTTTTATAGTAAAGCCACACCATCTATTGTAGATAAAGTGCTTATAGGCATCTATAGGTGTATGGCTTGGACTAAGGAGGATCAGGCTAATATAGCCTCTCAGTTTCCAGAACAATGAGGAGTTGGCTTTTGAGTTTAGACTTGCTCTTGATTTAGGAATGACAGTAGATGCTCTTAGAAAGTCTATGAGTATGCAAGAATTTGAGTCTTGGAAGTTATACTACATAGATAGAAACAAAAAAGAGCAGAAAGCTATCACAGAAGCTAATGCAAGAGCTAAATTGAGGAGATAATGGCAAGAGCAACTTTAGAGATGTTCTTAAAGCTCACAGGAGCTGATAAGACTTCTAGAGAATTAAATAAAGTATCTAAATCAACAAAACAATTAGATATTGATGTTAAAAACTCAGCTAAACAGAATGCAGAATTTGCTGCAGGAATGTCAGGAGCAGGAAAGTTAGCTATTGCAGGTGCAGCAGCCATAGCAGGTAAATCTCTTTTTGATTTTTCAATTAATGCAATTAAAGCTGCTAGTTCAGCTCAAGAAGCTGCAGGAGCTTTTGGAACTACTTTTGGTAATGCAGCACAACAATTAAATTTACAATTATCAGAAAATGCCAATCTTTTTGGATTAACCTCAGCAGAAGCACAACAATTAATATCAGTATTTGGATCTGTTGCTCAGGGTATTGGATTTACTCAACAAGAGTCAGCAGATTTATCATCAGAATTATTTAATCTTGCAGGAGATATTGCATCATTTAACAATATAACAGCAGGTGCAGCTCCTGTTCTACAAGCATTTAGATCAGCATTAGTTGGAGAAAGAGAAGCTCTTAAAACTTATGGTATTGCAATTACAGAAGCAGAAGTACAAACTAAGGCTTTTGCTCAAACAGGTAAAACAAGTGCAGATGAATTAACTAGACAAGAAAAAGCACTTGCAACAACAGCTTTAATATTTGAAAGATCATCAGTTCAGCAGGGTAATGCTGCAAGAGAAGCTGCAGGATTTGCTGCACAAACATTAATAGCTAGATCTGCAACTCAAGAATTATCAGAACAACTTGGAGAGGAATTACTTCCTGCTGCAGGAGAAGTCTTAAAAGTATTTAATGAGATGAGAGTTGAAGCAACTCCAGAACTTATAGATAGATTCTCAGATTTGAACTTAACATTATTAGGAACTGTTGGATTGTTTCAAGATTTTAGAGATGCTGTTTCTTTTGGTAATGATGAACAAAGCAGATTTGGGGAATTAGTTCAAAGATCTGTTAATCCTATAAATCTTTTAGGTAAATTACTAAAAGCCAGAGGTATTTTAGAAAAAGGACAAATAGAG